TACAAACTTTACTAAAACAATGACTGATGCGATAGGACAGTTTCTATCAGAACAATTTATAGAAGATATTATACCTGATAGTCTAAAACCTGTTTCAGTAGGAGAAGAAATTGCACTAGCAGGAAATAAACACGCAGAAGAAGTAAGAGAAGCCATAAAAGATGGTGCAATGTTTCATGGAAATATTCTAAAAACTGAAAATAATACTTTAAATAGAATATTTGCAGAACAGAAAAGATTAAATGCTGCAATTGCAAAAGCAGATGCAGATGCAACTCGTGCAAAAATAAATCAATTAGAAGTTGATAGAAAAATTGCAAGTAAGAAAACAACCGCAGAGGGAATTCTTGATTTCAGAGCAAATAACCCAGAAGAGTTTGAAAGAGAAGCAAGAGACTTTGAATTAAGAAATAGAGGCACAGAGGAACAAAAAAAGTTAGACCAATTTAGAATAGAAAGAATTCAGTTAGAAAAAGACCTTTTAAAGTTAAAAAATGATAAAACAGCTGGTGTAACTACAATAAGTCAGCTTGATCCTTTCTATAACCCAAGCGGAGGTATTGGGGAATCTATGACAGAAACGATTTCTATAAATACCGCAATACAAAGAGCAGAAGCACAATTAAAAACTAATACTGCTCAGCAAGAAGCTATTTTAGGAGATTATCTAAATGAATACGAAAGATTCTTAGACGAAAATAAAACTCTCGCAATAGAAGTTAGAGATAAATTAACGGATAGTATTGAGGATTTACAAGGAGTAGAAAAGTTACAATTAAAAAGAGCAGGAATCTTTAATAAAACACCAACTGATGAAATGCCACCAGCTCTTCAACAGATTTTAGGAAATACTTCTAAATCAGGAGTTGTAAATTTACCTAACACTTTAGGGCCAACACAAGATTTCCAAAATGGATTTAACATGACAGCTTTAAACAATATGGGAACAGGCGACCCAAATGGAACTCAAGTAATATTTGACCCAACTACAGGAGAAACTTTTATATCATCTCCTAATTTAGCGGGAAGAGTAAAACAAGCGCTTGGCATGGATATTGATAGATTTAGTGGAAAAGACACTGACAATACTCCTATAAACCCAGAAAAAGAAGATTACACTATGGATAAATTTAGTAAAAATCTAAATCAGTTTTCAGGTGTTATTGGTATGATGGGTGCATTAACAGGTGAAGAAGAAAAGACTGCAAAAATTATGGCAAGAGTAGCACAAATTCAGTTAATGATTGCTATGTATGATAGAGCAAAAATGGCTTTCGAAGAAGGCGGTGGTGGTGTACTTAAAACTATTGGATCATTCTTCTTTGGTGGCCCATCAGGTAGACAAGGTGGTATTATGTCTAAGCATAGTCGCTCTTATGATAAAGGTGGAATAGCAGACGGCCCAAGCTCAGGATATGGTGCTATACTACACGGAAGAGAAGCTGTAGTACCATTACCAAATGGAAGAAGTATTCCTGTTGATATAGGCAAAGGAAAAATGGCAACAAACAATACAAGTATTACAGTTAACATGGCAGACGGAAGTTCAAATGTAACTTCTGATAGCGGAGCAGAACTTGCAAAAGCAATTGATATAGCAGTACGAAGCACAATAGAAAAAGAACTTAGACCTGGAGGAATATTACAATAATGGCATTAGGATTTAGCACAGGAGCAACATTTGGAAATAGAACAATAGTGCCTGATAAGGGCCTATCAAAAAGTAATGCGCCTGTTATTTTTAGAGCAGAGTTTGGAGATGGCTATGAGCAAAGAATTGCAAATGGAATTAATAATTTAAAACAAGAATTTTCAGTATCATTTGCTACTAGACCAAAAGAAGAAATAGATGATATTATTGGATTTTTTGAAAGTACAAATGGAGTAACTGCATTTAATTTTACATATGCAGACTCAAATAATGGCGGAGAAACTACAGTTAAAGTATATGTATCAAAGTTTGACCAAAAATGGGATTATGATGATTATTATACTTGTACAGCAACCTTTGTAAGGGTATATGAAGCATAATGGCAGAGAATATTATAGCAAAAGATTTACAAAAACTTGACCCAGGTTCAGAACTGGTTTGTTTATATGAATTAGAATATGTAAAAGGTAGTTTTATTTATTTCATGTCAGGTCTTGATACTGATTTAAGCGAAGTTCAAATGAGAGATTATTCAGATAACTCTCAAATTAATACTTATGTAGCAATTCCTGCACAAATGCAAGGATTAGAATATAAAAATGATGGAGCTATAGCAAGACCTACTATAACTATCGCAAATGTAATTAATACTTTTTCAAATGCAATTGGTACTATAGAGTATGATTCTTTTCTTGGATTAAAATTTATAAAGAGAACAACACTCAAAAAGTATCTTCATGGAGAAAGTGCAGCTACAAATCCACCAACAGAATTTCCTAGAGATATTTATGTAATGGATAGAATAAAGGCAAAAACAAAAACAACAGTACAAATAGAATGCGTTGCTCCTTTTGACTTAGAAGGAATAAGAATACCAGCAAGAAATGTTTTACCTGATAGATGTCCTTTTATTTATCAAGGAGCAGGAGATCATGTTGATAATTTTAAGAAAGCACAAAGTGGATGTACCTGGCATGTAGAAGGAAAGTATAAGTCACACGTAGCTGAGTTTGCTGATGGAACAGAGTATACTGTTTATGTAAATATTGATGATGAGTATATTATACCAAGTTCTACTACTTTTACACTATATTCTAGTGGATCAGTAACAGCAGATGCTTATTATAGAACAACAAAAACAATTACAAGATATAATGCAAATGGAACAAGTAGTAGTGTTACTTCAAATAACTACTGGCAAGCTGTAAAAACTAATAGTGCACCAGGAACACCTTCTGATGATAATAGTGCATTTAAGAGAGTTAGAGTATATTCAACATATTCTCATGGAACAGAGTATTTTACTTATAGTGATGATAGAGATAATGATTATGTTTTATTTACAGATAATACAGCAAGTTCTTCTACAAATGGAAAAGCATTAATTTGGAAAGCAAAAGTTCCAAATCAATCATCACATCCAATACCAGGAGCAGGTGTTTGGGATAGAGGAGATGGATGCAGTAAACGAACAGAAGGATGTAAAATGAGATTTGGATTTGCACCTAAATCAGTAGGTACAGCAAGTTCAACTGGTAAAGCAAGTACAAATACAGATGCAAAACTTCCTTTTGGAGGATTCCCTGCATCAAAGGCGTTCTCATGATGGAAGAAATTTATGAACACGCAGGTAGAGAGGCACCACGAGAATGTTGTGGACTTATTGTACAAGATGAAAACAATGAAAAATATATTCCTCTTGAAAATATATCCACAGAAAAAAATGAGTTTAAAATAGACGCAAAGACTTTCGTTTTATATCAACTAAAATCAAAAATAAAATATGTTGTCCATAGTCACTATAACTCAGATTGTCGCCCAAGCGAAGCAGACAAACAACAATGTCGCGAGGTAGGAATTCCGTACTTAATCGTTTCCTATCCCGAAAAAGATTACACAATAATACAACCATGACTAGAAATATTTATTTAACAGGAAGAATGGGAGAACTATTCGGAGAACATCATAGATTAAACTGCAAGACAGTACAAGAAGCTATGCACGCTATCGACTGTATGAAAGGTGGTTTAAGAAGATATCTTATAGATTGTACAGAAAATGGAGTAGAGTTTACAGTACAAAAAGGAAAGGAATTTTTAGAAGGAAGTGAAATTGATTTAGAATTAGGTAAAGATGATATAATTATATCTCCTATTCCTAAAGGGTCTAATGATATTCTAAAAACAATTATAGGTATTGCTTTAATAGTTGGTTCTTTCTTTGTAGACCCATCAGGTATGACTGCAAAACAGTTGTATGCATTACAAGCAGCTATGTTTACAGTAGGTATGAATTTAGCTTTAGATGGAATTATAGGACTCACTACAGATGACCCCGAAGAATTAAATGAACAAGATTCCACACTATTCAATGGCCCAATCAGTAATACAAAATCTGGAGTTCCAGTAGCTTTATGTTATGGAGAAATGGAAGTTGGAGGAGCAGTGGTAAATTTTGGATTTACAGATTATAGAATAACAGGAAATCAAGGATATCAATTTGTAAGTAAAGGAACAAGAAGCGGAACTGGAACTGGCTGTGGTGGCGGCGGTGCTTATGGCGGCGGTTCAATTTTAGATTCAAACTGGATACAAGAAGAGGAACAATAATATGGCAGCAGAAGGAAATAGTAGAGGAAGCGCACCTTTAGATTCATCAGGAGTAAAAAGAACAGCAGGAGTTCGTTCACAAACTGCTGTTATTTATGATTTACTATCAGAAGGCCCAATTGAAGGTCTTGTTGATGGTGTTGCAAGTATAAGACTAAATGACAATCCTGTAGCAAATACAGTAAACACTAATAAAATTTCACCACAACAAACTTTTGATGCAAATTATGTTGCTTCAACAGGAGTAATTACAGATAATTCAACAGGTAATATTTTTAGTGGAGCATCTACAGCTGATGGTAACAGGCAAGTTTTAATTGCTGGAGGAAGCAAGAGAACTACTTCATCTATAAATTGCACAGCAGGTAATAATATAGTTACTTCTACAAACTTATCAAATATGACATTTGCTTCAAGTGATGTATGGGATGGTACTGGAATACAACCTATGATTCGTATTGATGGAGCTGGAGACAATGGTGGACAGCTCATAGCAGGAATCACAGAACAAATAAATACTAGTGCAATAAGAGTAGATACTGTTCCAATGACTACAGTAAGCAATACAGCGGCATATATCGATTTAGTAGATGATATAGATAGTTTTAGTGGAAATACAGCTACAATCTCAAGTGGAGGTGTAGATGTTGCTAATACTATTGTAATTATGGGAAGCCCAACTAGAACACAAAATGATGCACCTCTTTACAATTATGAAAATTTTGGATTTGCATTTAGAACAGGTACTAGAGAACAGGAATGGTTACCAACTCCAGTAGGTATAGGTAGTGCTTCAGTTGCTCACCAAGTATCTGGTGGTGCAATTACAACTTCTTCTAGCTCTGGTTATCCATCTGCTTCTGCTTTTGGATTTGAAGAAACTACAGCATATTCAGGAAGTCCTTTAATAGTGACATCTTCTACAATGGGAGTAGGAAATGCAAGTGAAGTCGATGCTTTAAAAATTACTATTGGGTTTAATTCAATGATATCTCAAAAAGAAAATGGAAAATTAGGTCCTGGATTCGCCGAGTATAGAATTAAATTCGGATACTCTAGAGATGGCGGAAGCACTTATCAAGACGTTACAAAAGTAGGTAGAGCAACAATTAGTACATCTACTAGTAATTATCATGCTAATGGTAGAACAAAAGGTGCACAAACTGGCATTATAAGCATGAAAACAAAACAACCATTTAATCATGTTTATACTTTTGATATAAGTAAATACCAACCTTTTGATGCTTATAGAGTATCAATAGAAAGAATTTCAGCAGTTAATCAAAAAGAAAATAGTTGGCAACAAACAAACTCAGGAGTGGTAAAACAAATTGAAAATATTATCACAGATAAATTAACTTATCCATATTCTGCATATGCTGGAGTTGTTGTCGATGCAAAAGACTTTCAATCTATTCCAAAAAGAAGCTATGAAATTCGTGGTCTAAAAGTAAAAGTACCAACAAATTACTTTCCTATAGATGAAGCAAATACTGCAACAGGTGTAAGAAGAAGTACAGCAGCTTATACAAGAAATGTTACAGATGGTACAGAAGAAACAACAGTACAAGATTGGGATGGTAATTTTAGAGGAGATCAAAAGACATTCACAAGTCCTACTAGCCCTAACTATGAACCAGTATATACAAATAATCCTATA